ACGTCGAGGAGCAGCCCCTGCTCGAGGTGGCGACCGTTGAGCGCCGCGACGTGGAAACCGCAGACGCACCGCGCAGGAGAAAGCGCCGATGAGATACCGCAGCCTCATACGCTACGAGCAAGGTGCAGAGCCGGTAACAACGGCAGAGGCAAAACTGCACGTACGCATCGACAACTCCGATGATGACGATCTGATCAATGCCCTGATTACGACAGCACGCAAATGGGCAGAGGACTACTGCGACCGCACTTTCGTTGTGTCGAAGTACACCATGCTGCTGGACTCGTTTTACGGATCCGTGGGCTCTCCGGTGCAGTTTGGGCTCAAGGCCGACGGGAACAACATTGAAGGCCGCCAGGGCACGCTGCCCCAGCTGGACATTGAGCTACCACGCCCGCCGGCATCACCCACCTATGTAGACCCAGATGCGGGGATTGTGTCCGCCCCTGTGGTTATCAGGTACAAGCCCACTGCAGGCTCGTCGCTCACCACGCTTTCATCGTCGCTGTATCGAGCGGATTACGACTCTACGCCTGCCGTTGCTCGCCCACTGTACGGCGGAACGTGGCCATCGCACCTCATGGATCAGAACGCCGTCGAGGTGACGTGGTGGGCAGGGCCAACTGGCTACTGGACTGACGCAATGGACACCAACAGGTCTGGCACGCTGAACATGGCCGCCGTGAAGTCTGCCATCAAAATGGTTGTGGGCCACCTGTGGAGCAACCGCGATGCGTCCACCGAGACAGCACTTTCTGAGGTGCCGTTTGGCGTCAAGGCCATGCTCGACACGTTGCGGTGGGGTAGCTACCGATGACGCTTCGCGCCGGTGACATGTGGACCCGCGTGACCATTGAGCAGGCCACCACTACTAGAAACGCGGTGGGGGAGCCAACGCTGGCGTGGACCACGTTTGCCACTGTGTGGGCTTCGGTTGATTCGCTGTCTGCCCGCGAAACGGAACGCTTTGCCGAGACGGTTGGATTTATGACGCACCGCATAAAGATCCGCTATCTCAACGGGCTCACGTCTGCCATGCGGATTCAATACCGCAGCCGCACGCTAGAGATCGGCCAAGTGCTAGAGCAGGACCGGTTGGATTACCAGGAAATCATCTGCACAGAGAAGCGTGACTCATGAGCCTTCCCGAAGCACCAGAAGCATTCCTGTATGCACGCCTGACGAGCCAGACGGCCGTTTCTTCGCTCATCAGCACGCGGGTGTACCCGCTGATTGCCCCGCAGGGAACGCCCTTGCCGCTCGTCGTGTACCAGCGGACTGCGGTGGAGCGTCCGCAGTCACTCACTGGCAACGTCGGCAACCCAGTGGTGACGCTGCAGCTGACCACCTACGGCACTTCGTACACGTCGGTGAAGTCGATTGCTCGAGCGGTACGCCTGGCGGTGGACGGGTGGACTGGCACGACGGCCGGCGTGACGATCCAGCGGAGCACGCTAAGAACGGAAGCGGACGGAGTTGACTTGCCTGCCGATGACCAGATGCTGCCGTACTACTCAGTGCAGCAGTCGTTTGAGTTCCGCATAAACGAGGCGACGTGATGGCCCGCCAAGTCATCTTCAAGATCAACACGACTCAGAAAGATGCCCGCTGGCTCAAAGAGAAAGCGTTGGCGGACGCCTTTCAAGTTGAGCCGTCTGAGGTAGTGGAGGCCGTAGAGCACGCACTACAGCCTGCCCTGTGGGCTCTGCGTAAGAACGTCTTGGCGGCCAAGGTTCGCACTGGAAGGCTTCGTGCATCGCCTGGGACTGTGGTGCGGAAATATGGCGGCAAAACCCGCCTGACGGTTGTGGGGCTGGTTGGCTACAAGTCGGGCGTGGCTCCGCACAGCCCGTATCTGGAGCTTGGCACGCCACCTCGTGCCGGCCGTGGAAAAGTCGTGGCGCGCCGGTTTGCGTGGCTGGCCTATTTCCAAAACAAGGCGGCCATGAAGGAAACCCTGCAAGCCAACCTCGAGGCCGTGATGCAGAACGCCATTGACGGCATTGAGTAACTGCAAGGGATGCCCCGGCGTGGCCTAGTTTGTGAGTAGGGCTTTGCCGCCCAAAACTCACTAGGAGAAGGCCAAGATGGCAGCCGATTCGCAAGGCAACACGTTTAGCTTCAGCGGCAGCACTTATACCGTTACTAGCGTCACTGTCACGCCTGGCGGCGATCTGCTTGACAACTCGCACCTGGGACTTTCCAGCGGTGCCAATCGCACCTACCAGACTCCTGCCCTCATCGACAACGAGGTGAGCTGCGAGGCATACGGCACCACTGCCGTAGCTATTGGCCAATCTGGCAACCTTGTGTTTGCCAGCACGACATACACGGCCACCGTCTCGAGCTCCAGCGTTTCCTACAGCGTTGGCGAGCTCGTCAAGCAGTCGCTGACGTTCAAGGTGAAGTCGTAACGACGGGAGGCCGTCGTGGCGATCAACTCGCAGAACCTGGGCGTCTCGCTAAGCGACGGCGACTTTGGCGACATTGACGTGAACGAGCTCGTGTCTATCGCCATTGATGGCGTGGCCTGCGACTCTGTTGAGATCACGGCTCGTGCCAGCACGCAGCGCGTCAAAAGGTTTCGCCCTGCCGATGTTGATTATGGAACGGTTTCAATCACGTTCCGCAATCAGAGTTTTCTGACAGAAGGCTATGTTGGCAAGACAGCCACGCTACTGATCTCAACTCTTGGCGGCAGTCCTGCTACGTACTGGAATGGCCCCGCGTTTATTCAGTCGCTTGCGTGGCGTGCTAGTGTCGGAGAACTGCAGGAATACAGTGCTGTCTTCAAGCTTGGAGCGACATGATGCCCTCATTGACCAAAGACCAAATCCTGGCTGCCGACGATCTCGGAATGCTGAAGCTCACCGTGCCCGAATGGGGCGGAGACGTGTACGTGAGAGTCATGAGCGTGGGAGAGCGTGACGCCTACGAGAACGAGTGGATGCGAAAGAAAGAAACGGGCGTGGACGATTTCCGCTCCAAGTTTCTTGTGCGATGCCTTGTGGACGAGAAGGGCAGCCGGCTCTTTGACAACGGCGACGTTGCCAAGCTGGCGGCAAAGTCTGCCAAGGTCGTGAATCGCGTCTGGCAGGCCGCCATGGAGCACAACAACCTTTCCGATGAGTCGATTGAGGAACTGGCAAAAAACTGAGAGCCCGGCCAGACCGGGCCTTTCTGTTTCGTTTGGCGTTAGCGACTGGTTGGAGTTGGGAATACGTCAACGCAATGCCGGTGACGTTGCTGCGTGAGTGGATGGCGTTTGATAGGTACGTGGAACCTTTTGGCAGAGAGTGGCAGCAGACTGGAACGCTGGCGGCGTTGGCCATTGCCCCGCATGTAAAGGGCAGGACACCAAAGCCCGAAGACTTCATGCCGCTGCGACGGCCGCCGATGACGGGTGCTGAGATTGCTGCAGAGCTCGGAAAGCTAAGACCGCAAAACAATGGCCAAACTTGACCTAGCCTTTCAGCTGAGCGCGAACGCCGATGGCGTAGCAGCCGGCGTTGCGCAGGCAGACCGCGAGCTTTCCAAGGTTGGAGCCAGCGCAAAGGCCACGTCGGCTGAGTTTCGCCAAGCGGCGAAGATTACGGCAGAACTGCGGACGCCTACTGAGAAGTACGCCGACACCATCGGCAAGCTTGACGCGATGATGCAGAAGGGCTTGCTGAGCCAAGAAGTCTACGGCAGGGCCGTTGCTAAGGCCGACGCAGAACTTAAGGCGGCCACCTCAAGCACCGACAACCTTGCAAAAAAGGCTGGCATTGCCGAGCAGATTGTTAATCGCACAAGCGCTGCGTTGCGTGGCGTAGGCGACGCAGTCGGGTCTATCGCGTCTGCTGGATCGTCTGTCATTGCTTTTGGTGAAGATTTTGCACGAGCGGCTGCGGAGATCGTTGCCGCAACCACGGCGTGGAGAATATTTAGCAGCGCAGTTGCAGTGTTTCGCACGCCAGAAGGAATTTGGGGAATAGCCACTGGGCTCAGTCGTGCCCTCGTTGTTATCAAACTGGCAGAGGTTGCGCTCACTCAACTAGGCATTGAGGCCAACGGGGCCGCTGACTTTGCAACAAAAGCCACGCTTGCCTTTGCGGCTTTCAAGGTTGGGAAGTTCTACGGGTTAGACAAGCAACTTGCCCCATTCATCGCTTCACTTGCCACCGCCCTTCCTGCAGCGCTGGCTCGTGTAGGCATTCCAATAGCAACGACTACTGCGGCAGTTTCATCGCTGGGCGTTGTTGGCAACTTTGTAGGAGGACAACTTACAAAATACGCCTTGATGTCCATTCCTGGCTTTGGCCAGTTGGCAGCCGCTGTCTACGTTGTCGGAAAAGCATTTCTTGGAGCACGCGAGCGCGCTTACGAAATGGCGTCTGCCATTAGGGACGGAACCACCTCGCTTGAAGAACTGAACGCTGAGATCGGCCAGGTGCAGGCCCAGCAGGTGGACAACCTAGCCTTTGCCATGGAAGAGGCGACCGCCGCCGGCAAGCGTTCTGAGAGTGCATTTGCTGGGCTGGCCGACGTGTTCGTGACTCCGTTCATCGGTGCTTTTGCGGCCATTCAGTCTGGGCTTGCTGGATTCACGGACGGCATCAGCGGCGTAGTTGAGGGCATCACGTCGATTCTGTCGCCAATCGCTCAGGTGATCGCCCCAGTATTCACGCTCATCGGCACGCTTGTGGAAGGAGTCCTGAAGTTTGTGGGCGTTATGGCTGAAGCCCTTGGCATCGTGCTGAAAGTCGCCGGGGCCGTCGTTCACACGTTCCTGTCTCCGTTTATCGTCGGACTCACGAACGTCGTGGAGGCCATCCGCAGCGGCATAAATTCTGCCTTTGGCTACATCGGTGAGCAGATTGATTGGGCAAGCCAGAAGATCAAAGACTTTTACGCCTTCATGTCAAAGGTGCCAATCATCGGCCGGGCGTTTGCAAGCGGCGAGAAGCCAGCAGCGCAGGAGGCTGCTGGTGCTACAGCTGCTGCAGCCACCGTTGACGATGGTGCTGAAAAGGCACGCAAAGAAGCTGCTGACGCATTGGCCAAGCAAGACGCCGAAGACGAGCAACGCCGGCAGCGAGCGATGACTCGCCAGACCGATCAGTTTTTTGAAGCGACAAAGGCGGCAGAGCAGTTTGGCGAAGCAGGCCGGGCCGCAGCCCAGGAATACCAAGCTGGACTCGCTGACTTAAACGCTCAGTTGGAAGACGGCCGTATCAACGAAGAGACATACAACCGTGAGGCTGAGAAGCGACGGCAAATCTACAACGACCAGATCAAGGGCATTGAAAATCGGAATAAGGCTCAAGCGGCACAGATTGAGGAAGACCGTAAGGCCGAGCAAGCACAACAAAACGCCATTACAAAGCAAACCGATGCATTTTTCAATGCAACGCAACAAGCGTCTCGATTTGGCGAGGCTGGCACCAAGGCAGCTCACGAATACGAAACCGGACTTACTGCTTTGAATCAGCAGCTAGACGACGGACGCATTAATGAAGAAACGTACGCGAGAGAAGCGGAGAAGCTCAAGCAGAAGTTTAATGATCAGGCTGCCGCACTAGAGAAAGCTGAGGCCGTTGATGAGAAAATAGCTGCTAAGCAAGGCGACGTTGACGCAATCGTGGCCGAACGTCAGGCCGCCCTCGGCGGCAAGTCCAACGAAGCCTTGAAGGCCAACGACGTTCGCAGC